AGATAGTCAGCAGCCCAGAGTGCCGATTGCGTTTTGCCCGTGCCGATCTCGTTGAGTACTAGCCCTCGAGTATTGAGAGTCAAGAACGCAGCAGTTTCTTTCTGGTGGTTGTACGGTGTATGCGGGCCGGGCCAATCGTAGTAATGCAGGATGGGTGCAGGAGCTTTGATCCCAAGGTTATTGAGAATCTTAACTACATCCAACTTGTGCGGCGCAACAACAAACGTATGTCCATCGCGCTCCAACTTCTTGGCAGATGGCACAGCCGCTAGTACCCGCTCGGGGTTGTTCAGTTTCAGAGCAAGGGCTTTAGCCCCTTCGACCACAACCATACCTCTAAATCTCCTACGTCCTCATTACAACAAACAAGGAACCACTCTCCACCGGCTTGTTTTATTTCTTCGCCGCATCTCTTTTGTAGTTCCGTGGGCTTCTTGGTCTTGTCTGCTTTACATTCAATACCAACGAAAGTCCCGCCAACAATAGCAATGATGTCTGGAATCCCTGCCCTACCAAAACCATTACTGGCAGGGAAGAAATACCAAACGCTGTACTTCCGCAAGGTCTCTGTGACCTTACGCTTAATCTTGGATTCTGGAGTATTCGCCATACTCAAACCAATGTCAAGTCTTAGAGTAAAGCAAAGTCGCAATTATGTCTGGCAGGGCAGAAGCGGCACAATCCACTAGGTCTAGCTGGCCACTTGTCATGCTCAAGAGAACTATAAATACGCCTAATCTTACCCATTATCTCAGCCCAAATTTCATTGGACTGCTCACGCGAATACTCCTCGGTATCCATCTGCAACTGCTTCAGCCAAACCAAAGATGTTTTTACGTGTTGAACATCTGGAAAATGCTTTAACACCTGCACTGCAAACAACTTCAACTGAAAGAAATCTGGATTACGTCTACCCGTTTTCCAATCCATTACGTAGGCAGTGTCGCCACGTAACACTAGTACGTCCAACTTACTACGCAGCCATGCGTCTGGCTCCCACCATCCTGTAGGTTTCAACTCCTCCGTAAGTACCAGTTCCTTTTCGATATGAAGTTCGCCTCCGTTAGCGAGTCGTTCGACGGTCTGGCATAGGACTTCGTAGTGTGCAATGTCCTGCGGTAAGTCGGTGGTCTCCTTAAGTCGGCTTTCCAAATACTCATGTACTCGCTCCCCGTAGCGGCTTGCTTCACCACCATCATCCACAACATCTTTGAGGATACGTTGACGGTAGTATCGTAACGGACAATTTTCATACAACTTTATTGCAGAGTAAGAATGACTGAGCCGCATATTGTTGCTCCGACAAGCCGGAGTCCTGACTTATGAAGCATTTATATTAAGTTAGTCTTGCTTGTCCTGCAACTTCTCAATGACACCAAGGTTGTTGTAGACCACCCAAGAGTAAAGCCCGATCATTCCAAGCCACAGCCACACGGGTATTGCCTCGGCGTAAACCCAGAATAACGAAATCACTACGCCCTTCGTGACAATAAACGTGGGGATGACCTCGAACCTGTCGAACAGCCACTTCATTACGGGGTTAGCCTCGCGTCCCCCCTTGTCCAGAACAATCGTCGTGGTCACAGCATCGGCTGCTTGAAGAAGAACGAATAAGATAAACAACAGTTTGATAAAGTCCATCACACATCTCCGTAGTTGGATGCCTGTCCTGCTTCACAGGCTACTGGTAGATCAGCCGCCCAGCTAGGTGGCTTCGACATAACTCTGATAAGTTCTTTCTCTGCGTGATCCGCACTAGCTGCACCGGCAGTTATAACAATCTCGTCGTGGACTTGGAACGCCACCTTGTATTGCTGTCCGATCTCAGCCATCTGTTCTCGTATGACGATAGCCGCCAGTGCTTGCACGATGTTCTCAGTAACTTTGCCGCCGTAGATTTTAGTCCACTTGATACCCTTCGGAGTACCGCCACTGACCTTGGTCTGTATATACGTCCTGTATGTACGTGGGTCATTGACGTACTCGAACCCGTTGTTACTTGCGCGCAGTGCAGGGTAAACAATCTTTAAGTTATTGGGGAGAACGATGCCGTCCCGATTGTAACTAACACACTTAGCGACAACACCATCGCTGCCTGTCAGTATCCCTTGCAGTGCGTAGCCACATCGCTGCCATAGCTCCACGATCTTCCAATTCTTCTGGCGGTAGAGCCTGACGATTCGCTCGGCTTCGTATATGTCAATGACGACATTGATGCCACCCTGTCCTATCTCCAGAGTGCGACGGAACTTCTCGGCTCCCATGCCGTAGCCCAAACCTAGGATGCAAGTCTTGCCTACAAACCGTTCGACCTTATCTGTCTTAGTTATCTTGCGTCCGTAGACTTCGGTGGCGAACTCAGAATACACATCGCGCCCTTCGCGGAACGCCTGAACTAAATCGTCTTGACCTGCAAGCCACGCGACTAGTCGCGCTTCGATCTGGCTAGAGTCGCAAGCAATGATCTTGGAGTATTCGTTAGGCGCAAGGATGGCTTGGCGTATCTTGTTATTGCCACGCGCCGGTAAGTTCTGGAGGTTTACTTTGTCGCCCCCGCTGAAGCGACCCGTGTGTGCGCCATAATAATTAAGCATGATCGGCAACGTGCCGCGCTCACCAATACCCACCAGTGCTGCGGCTCGGGTCTGCTCAATGGTCGACTTGGTTCCCAGTCGTGCAGCCGCAAGCATACGAACTCGGTGATCATCATGCTCCAATAAGTCTGTCATTCCCTTGTCGGTCTTGGCGAACGCCCATGTTGTTTTGTTTGTGCGGGGACTAGTCTTGGTTGGTGGCTCGACACCAATAGATTTAAGAAGCTGTGCAAACTTATCGTTGCTCATCAATACAGACTTGGCTCCTTCGATGTCGCCACTGATTGATTGCAGGAAGTCTAGCTTCTTCTGTTCAATGTCATCGACGTACTCAGCTAGTAGCTTGGTATCAAGGCGCAAGCAAGGCTCCGTAAACATACGGATAGTCTGGTCAATCACCATCAGTTCGCTAACAGGAAAGTCTTTCTTGAGTTTCTTAAATAATTTGTAGGTTAGCTCCACATCGTTTATGCAATATCCCGCATACCGCGCAAGCTCCTGCTCGGTGAAGTCTTCACGGCGTTTACCTTCGGCGTTGATAACCTCGTCGCCCTTCTTGCCTAGCCCGTAGTAAGTAGCAAGCGCAGCAAGTGACCCCCCTACTGTCACGCTATGCAGTGGTCTTGCCATACTCAAAGTATCGAACCAGAACTTAGGCTTGATGTTGTAGTGCCAGTTAAGAATAGCCCCGTCGAACGCAGCGTTATGGCAAACCATAGCGCACTTACTAAAGTCCAAAGAACTGAGGAATTGTTTTACGTTGTTGCCGCTGTACCAATCGGTCGGGTGGTCATTGATCTTTACCCCCACGCCTATGACTTGGAACATTGGGTGGCGAATGTACGCCTCCGTCGTCATCTTCTTGAGACTAAAATCTTTGTCGTAATAAGTTTCAAAGTCTAGAGTTACGATGTCCACTACTCACTAATCCTCTTAAACGCTTTGAACGCTATCCACTGACGTTGTAGTTCCGTGTCCTCACCACCTTCCAACCAGTTAAGGAACTCCGCAGCAAGTTTCATTCGTTTGAGATCTTCTTCCGACATGGTGGTGTCACCTATCCTTATAGTCACAGAGTCTTTATCCGGTTGGTTAACCATGTAGACTTGCGGATGTTTCATCACCCTTCCCTCATATGCCACTCGCGTTCTTCGATGTAGACTTGCAACGTCTGTCGCTCACTTACAAACTTACTAAGCAAGTCAGCAGCTTCAGCCAGTGCGATAGCACTGTAGCCAGTCACCTCATGGGCAGCGATCCACTTCAAATCACTAATAAGTTTGAGTGCCTTGTCGTTGTCTGCTGTGTTCAGCATTTGTCACCCCATTCCGTTTGCATAAAATCCTGCGGCAACTCCAATTAGTAAACCAACAATAAAGATAGCCGCCTCTGTCGCAGCACGATCCTTATCCATACCCTTGTACATATCGATGACTTCTTGCTGATATCTAACTTCTGCTTCGAGTTCATCAATACGATTGTTCAGTCTGTCTTGTGAGTATTCCATCACCAGTACTCCGTGCCACCGCGTGAGCAGCGCCAGTTCGGATCAGGCACATGACGCCACTCGTAATCACGACACGCCTTGAGCCTACGGATAAGTTCTTTAATCTTCCGTACCACGTTTCGACCCTCCATAAATATATTTATGGACAAGATGCAGCTCCTCCTTGAGCTGCTCAATGATCTCGTCACGCTTGGCGATCTCGGCAAGGTACTCTTGGTTCCGTTGCCTAAGTTCGTTTATCTTCGCCATGTATTCCGTCACGGTATGCGACTGCCGATCCCATTCTCGTCGCCAGCTTCCAGCTTCGCTAAAGTTATCTACAGTAACCATGATGTCCCCCCGTTAAAAGATGACGTTACCGTTCTCGCGCCATTCAATCTCACGATCAAGATACTGGCGAGCCTTTTTCAAGTCCTCAATGTCCTGACCCTTGTAGTCTGCGCGGCTCACATACTTAACCACGTTACCCAAGTTATAACCCAGACGCTTCGCTTGGATGAAGTCCCAAGTCTCAATGCCGCCCATCGTGTAGTGCGACGGATGTCTAACGGTGTCCATTCCTTCTAGCAAGTCCATTGCTTCTTTCGTTTGCTGTACAACTTGCAACAAATTACTTGGTCTTTTCTTCTTAGCTCCCTTGGCTACAGGCTTTTTCTTGGCAAGCCAACGGGTTGTGTACAC